GATATTAAGGAAAGGGAATAATGAAAATAATCGATAGATTAATGAATGCATTCGGATATGCAAAAGCGAGTAGTAGGGTTTACCAGATTGGAACTGGATATGAGGGAACAGGGAATTTGGGAAGATCAACTCCGCAGAATTATAGGACTTATCTACAACAGTATGCGGATGTGAGTTGGGTTTATTCTTGTATATATCGAATAGCGACGAAAGGGGCAGGGGTGCCTTTGAAATTGTATAGGAAGAAGATTAAGGGGGATAAGATAGTTTATGAGGAAATTATGAATCATCCGTTATTGACATTGTTAGAAACTGCTAATTCTTTAATGGGCGGATTCGATTTATTGGAGGCGACTTTTTCTTATCTGGAATTGACAGGAAATAGCTATTGGTTATTAGATAGTGTAACAGGAGGCAAGCCAACGGAGATATATCCGCTTAATCCTTTCAGGATAAAAATAGTTCCACATCCTCGGGAGCATATAAAAGAGTATAAATATGATGTGGGGCAAGGGAAGATAATCACATTAGAGAAAGAGTTTGTAATTCAGTTTAAATATTTCAATCCAACAGATGATTTCTATGGATTATCTCCGATAAGTGCAGGGAGATTGGCTATTGATACGCAGGATTTCGGAGATAAGTATAATCGCAATTTCTTTGTCAATAGTGCGGAGCCGAAGGGGGCACTTGTAGTAACAGGAGATTTAACAGATGATCAAAGAAAGAGAACAATAGCAGCCTGGAATTCTGCACATAGAGGGGTATCAAATGTTCACAAGATGATGATAGAAGAAGGCGGGATGAAATGGGAACAGAGAGGATTGAGCCAGAAGGATATGGATTTTGTTAATAGCAAGAAAATGACGAGAGAGGATATATTGGGAGTGTTCGGAGTGCCTCCTTCTTTGGTGGGAGTATTTGAATATGCTAATTATGCGAATGCAAGAGAACAAAGGCAGATATTCTGGAAAGACACAATGATTCCTAAATTGAAGAAGTTAGAGAATACGATAAACTCATTCCTGGTTACTCTTTTCGATCCTAATTTAGTGGTTGAGTTTGACTTGTCGGGAGTGGAATCATTGAAAGAGGACGAGAAGATAAGGGCAGAGATTAATGAGATATTAACGAGGAGTGGAACAAGAACGATTAACGAGGTCAGAGAGGAATTGGGATTGGAGAGGGTTGCCTGGGGAGATACCTGGAATGCACCAATGAATCTGATGCCGATCACTTCTCCAAAACCTGAGCCGACATCTCCCGGGGAGAGAGGGAAGGCAATCCCAACAGGCCCGGAGTTAGAAGCGATAGCTCAATATGTGGCTGATAAAAGGGCCAAAACGGATGATCCAGGGGGGGATGAGGAGAAGGAAAGGGAAAAGGTCATTAATGATAAAATATGGCAGTATTTCAAGCTATCTACGGAGGCTTGGGAAAGGAAGTTTAAACCTATTCTCCGGGGCGAGTTTACAGGCCAGGAGAGAGAGACGATAAGGAATTTGAGGGATCATGGATGGGGGAAGTTGAGAACAGAGATATTGGGGACTAAAAAGGAGAATGTAAATCAGAGAATAGATGTAATTTTGTTCGACGAGAAAGAGGCAGGCAAGGCTATGAGGAAATCGGCAAAACCTATTGTGAAAGGATCATTGGCAGATCAGGCAAAGAAGGAGATTGCACGATTAGGGTTAGGAATAGATTTCGATGTTGATAATCCGGAGGTTGTGAAATGGATAGATAAGAAGCTATTTAAATTTTCGGATGATGTAAATAGAGCTACCAAAGAATCATTAAGGAAACAACTAAAAACAGCCATCGATGAGGGAGAAGGAATTAAGGAAGTAGAAAAGAGGATTGAGAATGTATTTGATATAGCCAGGGGATCCAGAACAGAGAAAATCGCAAGGACTGAAATGGTATCTGCATCTAATAACGGAACTATGTCAGCTTATAAACAATCAGGAGTAGTAGAAAAGAAAAGCTGGATAAGTTCGAGAGACGGAGATGTCAGGGATTCACACCGAATGGATAGCGAGGATCCGGTGGGGTTAGATGAACCATTTTCAAATGGATTAATGTTTCCAGGGGATCCGTCAGGTGGTCTTGAGGAAGTTATAAATTGCAGGTGTACTTTTAAGGGGGTAGTGAAAGTATGAAATTCTTTAACAAATTAATTAAACGATTGAGAAAAGAGGATAGAATAATAGGTTATAATCCTCCTCCTAAAAAAGAATGGCGACCAGAAAAACCAACACCACCACCTCCGCCAAAAATATATTTAAGGGGATAGTAAAGATATGAAAGATATGGTTAAGTTAATGATAGCGACTAAGATTCTTGAAATGTTCGGGATAATATGTGCGGGGATGGCGGATCAATACGGAGTAGATATTAATCTAAAAACTAAGATAGATATGGAGGTAAACCCAAAAAAAGGGAGGACTACAAAAAATGGATCAGATAAGAAAATTTATTGAGTTCGAGGTCAAGGAAGTTGAGGGCGAGGATAGGACATTATCGGCGGTGGCATCAACAGGGGTGAAAGACAGAGATGGGGATATTATAGAGCCATCAGGTTGGAAGTTAAGGAATTTTAGAAAGAATCCAGTAATTATGTGGGTACACGAATATAGAGGAACAGGGGCGTTACCAATAGGCAATGCACCAGAGGTCAAGATTGAAGATGATAAATTGAAGTTCAAAGTGAAGTTTGTCGAGAAAGAGATATATCCTTTTGCGGAAACTGTATTCCAGATGTATAAAAAGAGATATCTAAGGACATTCTCCGTCGGATTCATACCTTTAAAAAGTGAGGAGTTAGACGATGATGATAAGGATAAGAAAGGTATGTTTAGCAGCAGGAGATATACATCGCAGGAATTATTAGAGATATCAGGATGCCCTGTTCCTTCTAATGTCGAAGCGATGGCAGAGACAGGGATGAAAGATGTAATGGCAAAGAGTTTTGGATTATCTGAGCCTGAGAAGGAGATAACTCCAGGATTTGATTTTGAATCAAGATTGCCCCATCACGACAAAGATGGCTCTGTAAATAAAAATAAACTCCGTGCCTGTATAGCTTTGGTTATGGGAGCAAGAGGAGGAATAGATTTAGAGGATGAAACAAGAGATGAAGTCTTTAGTCATTTAAACAGCCATAGTGAGAAAGCATATATACTTTTTTCAAAGTCAAAAGATGAGACTATAAAAACATATAAAGACGAGGAAGAAGCATTAAGAGAAATGTTTGATGATGTATGGTTTGAGGAGTTGGGAGATGTAATGACTTTGGAAATGGAATATCAGGGTAAGGAAAGCGAGATTAAATCCGGGAGGGTATTATCGGAAAAGAATCGGAGTTTAGTCAAAAAATGTATTGATGCTCTTAATGAGGTATATAGTGCATCGGAGCCGAAAGATGATGAGGAGGGAAAAGAGGTTTTTAATTGTGAGTGTATAAAATGCGGGCATAAGATGAAATCCAAAAAACATTGTAATGATATCAAATGCCCTAAATGTGGCGGGCAGATGAGAAGGGCGGAAAGGCCGGGCCCGGGGAGAGAGATAAGCGAGGAAGATAATAAAACTCTTGATTCTATCAGCAATGACCTTGCTGAAATCGAAAAGAAAATCAAGAGTTAAGTTTTAAGGTCTAATAGGAATAGAAAGAGCTTGTGAGTGGCCACTCGCTCATAAGCTCTTTTTTTATTTAAAAAAAACACACAAAAGGAGGAATAAAACAATGGATCCACGAATTCAGGAATTAGAGAAACAGGTACACGATTTAAGGGAATTGCTCGATAAGAAGATTCCCTCACCGAACGAAATTACCAGAATGGATGAGTTGACTGCAAAGATTGTAGATTTAGAGACAAAAATCAATCATCCGGCACCAGAGAGAAAGATGGTTTGGGGAAGTCCAGGGGCAGATGGCAAGACACCAGAGGATGGAGTAGGGCTTACAAAGTTTATGAGAGCCATTACCAATCCTGCTATTTATCCAGAAGTTATGTCTACGGTAAAGGCGATTATGAATGAGGGGACACCTGCACAGGGCGGATATGCTGTTCCGGAGGAATTTGGTAACGATATAATCAGGCTCGAGACTGAGGTTTCGATTCTGAGGTCAATCGCAAGAATATTCCCTATGGCAACATTGATTCGCAGGATTCCTCGTCAGCTTACTAATGTAACAGTAACCTGGACGGATGAGGGAGCAGTCAAAACCCCAACTAAGCCAACATTAGACAGGCTTACACAAACAGCATTGAAGTTGGCGGCTGTTGTAAAATTCAGCGACGAGTTATTGGCAGATAACAGCGTTGGTATAGATCAATTTGTTAAAGAAATTATAGCCAATGCAATGGCATTGGAAACGGACAGATGTGGTTTTGCCGGGAATACCGATCCGTTTATAGGAGTATTGTATGCAGTCGGAGTTAATGTTGTGGCTATGACTGGGGCTAACCTGGCCGGAGATGATATCATTGACCTTATTTTTGGAATAACTTCTGGATATCGTCCCAATGCATCTTTCGTTTTGAGTTCGCAGGCACTACAATTGGTGATGAAACTTAAGGATGCTAATGGTCAGTATCTATGGCAGAAACCAGCAGGGGATCAGCCAGCGAAGATATGGACATACCCGTATAAAGTCAGCGATCAGATTCCGGTGAATCTTGGAGCAGGGGCTTCGTCAGCTATCCTATTCGGAGATTGGAAAAAATATCTCTATGTTTCCGATAGGGGTGGATATGAGGTTAAGTCCTCAATATCTGCATCTGACTTAGTGCTAACCGAGAGTGCTTTTATGGAAGATGAGACCTGGTTCAGATTCAAGAGAAGAATGTCTATAAATGTTGCGTTACCAGTCGCATTTTCAAGAATGATAGTGCTTTAAGTTCTCTTAATATCAATATCGCATCCTGGCTGGTTTGAATATAAGGTCAGTAAATAATTGGTCGAGTAACTGGCTGTTCCATTAAGTCAGTCAGGATGCAAGATATTTTCAGAGAATAATTTGAAAGAAGGAGGAGTCTATGGCAAAGGAGAAAGAGAAAGTAGATGAGGTAGAGGACGAGAAGAAAAAAGTCAAGGTGACAGTAATCTCTCCATTTAGTATGGGTGGAGTGAAATACAAGGCAGGCGATACTCTCAAGGTTGTATCAGCGAAAGTCGCACAGATGAAGGGAGAGAAGCTAATCGCATAGAGGAATTGAAAAATGGAACAGCCAGTTAGAGATAAAATGATGAAGGCAGCACCAAAAAAGAAAAGCAAAGGCAATCGAAAAAAGAAACACCGAATATTCAAATCTACATAAGGAGGAATGATAGCGATGAAGAAGATAAGTTTGTTAATTGTGTTTTTAGCAATCGTGGTGTGCCTGCTCTCTTTAGTCGGGATAGTGAGAGCTGAGGATTATACGGTGGCGGTAACATCGCATAATCCAGTAGGTTCATTGGCAGGGTTTACTAAGGGTGGATTTCCGAATATAGCTGCGGGGGCAAAAATAGATAAGATAGTATTGTCTAATGGCGGAGCAACAGCTCAGGTAGTTATACTTTTCGATACTTGCACATCTTCAATGGTAGCGACAGTAGCGATGACAGTTGATATGCCTGCGGCAATAGGAACCTTAACGATCGATTTACCGTTTTATAATCCTTTGATATTAACAAATTTAGGGATTAAGAAATCCAATGCAGCATCGGCAGTTAATGCGAACATAATATATAGATAAGCAGTTTAAATCTAAAGTCTTACGAGAGGAATCGAAAATGATTAGAAAACTCGTAGTATTGATTGCTTTATTTATATTGGGAATATGTCAAATACTGTCGGCGGGAGATTATACTGTTGCATTGTCAACGCATAATCCGACATCAGGGGTGACGGATTTTGCTAATGGGGCATATCCGAACATTGCAGGCGGGGCGAAGATTGACAAGATAATATTGACGAATGGGATAGCCAATACAGTAGCACAGGTTATAATAATTTATGACACCTGCACCTCGTCTATAACAGCCACGACTGCACAGACATACGATTTACCAGCGAGCACGGGGCCCGTTACGATTGATTTTCCGTATCAGAATCCGTTAATATTGAGGAATGTCGGGGCAAAGAAATCTTCGGCTACATCGGCAGTAAACATAAATATCCAATATAGATAATTACCTTATCCCCTATGCGTTTGGCAGTATCGCTTAGATAAACTGTCATTTTTTTCTATCTATGAGTTATAAAAATAGAACTCATATGAGTATCAAAAGTATAACTCATAACGGAGGGATAGAGGATGTCTTTACATACCTACGCTTTAACTACATTGGAATCATTAAAAAGATTTATGGGAATAACTGATGCGGATATTCAAACGCCTATGTTCACTTTGTATAACAGTTCGACTGATGCGACAGAGGCAACCTATCAGGTAACCTCGGTAGCCATTATATTAGTGGTTACAGGAGGGGTAAATGCTCATATAGCACAGACTTTTACATTTGCGGATGCGGATAAGGACATGATAACAGAATTAGTTGTGGCTATTAATGCCTTTGGAAAAGGATGGGTATCTGAGGTAGTGGCCAATGGAGGGCAGAATAGCACGGATTTGACGATGATAGATGCGACAAGTTGTCTATTGGTAGCCAATAAGAAGATTTTATATGCTCCGAATAATTTATTGTTGGAGGAATTGATTAATTCGGTTACGGATTTTATGGAGAGATATTGTGGGAGGAGATTTTATAAGACTACATATACAGCTTTATTGGTTGATGGGAATGGGACAGCGTATTTATTTTTAGATAACTATCCGATTATTTCGGTTGCGACTATACATTCGTATTCTGTTTTTACCGCAGATGTTTTATACGATAGCAATTATTATAAGATTTACGCGAGTGAAGGGTATATATACAGGGCTTTGAGATGGCCCTATGGTCAGAAGAACATAAAAATTACTTATGATGCGGGGTATGATTTTGCAGTTGGGATCCCTCCCGAATTGGAATATATATGTAACAGTATGGTTAAGATGAGATTCAATAATGAGGGTAAGTCAGGGATTAAATCGGAGAAGATGGGAGGATATTCGGTTACTTATTCAGAGGAGAGTATGCCTCAGGATATTAGGGTTAAATTGAATCAATGGAGGAAATTAAGTGTCGTTTGATGGGTTGTTAAATCAAAGATGCAATATTGAGGTAAAAACTCAGGCACAGGATGCGGATTCGGGACAGATGATTGAATCCTGGGGGGTATTATTGCCTGCGGTTAATTGCAGGATAGAGG